GTCTAATGTATCTAAATGATCAGGATTGTTGACTAAGCGTAAATTTTTAAAAGCTATCATCAAAGCTGCACATTCTGAAGGCGATACTGGTATTCCTAGCATTGCAGTCCAAACACCAGACAACTGACTAAAAAAATATTCTGGATTGCCATAATCCTTTCCACGTTCTTCTATTAGCTTTTCAACTTTCATCTAAATCCCTGATTTTAGTTATTGATACTCTGCCAGATTTTTTATCAAGCATATTTCTGAATTCAAATATATCTTCTGGAATACAATCTAATAATTCTTCTGCTGCATAGATTGGCATATTCCTACCGATATCTTTTTTGACCTTTTGTATTTGTTCTTTGTTTCTGCAAACTAAAACATCTTTTCCAGTTGGTCTGTGTTTCACGATCCATGTATCAACTGGCAATGCAATGACACCTTCTCTGTTTAATTGTTTTTTTAATGCTTCATTAGCACGAATCATCATGTCGCACATTTCTATCTGTTTTTCTGGCGTATCGTAGGAAAGTGAAATATTGAACTTCTGTTTCGCTAATCGGAACTTTTTTTGAAAATTAGCAGATACCAAACTATAAGGATCGGCTACTCCATAAGTAGAGACTAAATCAGATTCAAGAGTCCGAAGTTCCTTTAATTTTTCAAATAATGCTTCATTATCCATAATTATATAAAATCCAAATTTGCGATGGTGTGTGGTGTCTATACATAGGAATGTATATAGACACACACCACTTTTTCCATCGTGTGACACCAAAATACGCTAAATAGACACCAAAATAGACACCAAACAGACACCAACTTCTAAAATAGTTCATCATCAAAATCTTTAACTTGATATCCTTTTTTATCTTCCCAGTTCAATTTACCTTGCTCTTTGAGTTGCGATAATGGTTTTGAAATAGTGTTTTTTGTCATTCCTGACTTTTCTACAATCTCGCTATTCTTTACCCATCTAAGTGCTGGTTCATCTTCTTTTTCTTGAATCGCTTTGATTGTTTCTAATATCTTGATCTTAGTTTCAGATAATGCTTTTTCTATTGGTATTTCATCAACTTCTACCAATGCACCAGACGACAAATCTTCGAAGGGCAGATTCAATACTTCAAACTTAAATTCTTTAGTTTTCATTGGTGTACCATCTTTGATAAGAGTCTGAGAGAAAGATACAAACATTTCTTCACTTACATCTTTTCTCAAGACTTTATATTCAGCATCTACTGCTGCTGGTAATACCGATGATCCTCTTGCCCTTGTGCCTGTGCCATGACCAGTATGATGCACGATAGATATGCAAGATTTAAAAGTATCTTTCAGATCGTCTATCCTTTCTACAAAAGCATTCATATCTTCTGTTGAGTTTTCATTACCACCACCAAAGTTTCTAGCTAAAGTATCAACAATGATCATGCCAATGTCACCATATTCATCTTCTGTTGCAGATATTGTATCTTTCAAAAGCTGATGGTCTTTATCGTCTAATAACCTAGCACCACGACTGGATATCATCAAAGGTGCTTGATGTATCTCTGCTTTGTTAATCTTAGACCAAGCTACGAAGCGTCTGCTAATGTTTCTCAAACCCTCGCCTGCCAAATAAATGACTGGTGCTTGATGTGTCTTATGACCATGCCACTCTTTACCCAATGCCAAACAAGCTGCCATATCTACTGTTATAAACGATTTACCAGCCTTTGCTTGACCAAAGATAGCAATAACTGATTCTTTTTCGCAGACATCATTTATAAGCCATTCAGGTTTCTTAATATCTTTAATCATTCTACCGACTGGGATAAGTTCCAAACTGACTCTTTGTCTAACTATATTGCTTTGACAATAATCAATAAATTCTTCTGATGATTTCCAATACTCATTAGCCTTTGCATCCCATAGATCGTCTTTATCTTTGAAGGCTCTAGGTATCTTTATGACATCTACTGAATCGCAAATGTCTGCTAAATGTTCTTTGAGTTCGTGAGCAAACTTCTTTCCAGCTTCATCGTTATCAGGAAAGATATATGCTTTGCGATCTTTTAGCTTTGACCAATCACAATTCTGCCAATTGCTAACACCGCCATGATGACAACAAATATCACCTTTGTAGATGCTTTCACCGCCCTTCATAGCTTTCTCCCCTTCGACAATAATCACATGACTATCTTTATCTCTATCTGAAACATATATAGGCAATATGCCTTCTGGTCGCTTCATAGACCATTGATCCGCAGTATGCCGAGTAAATGGTGCATACTTCTGCTTGATCGCATGATCTGTAGGAAATCGCATAACCACAAAATCATCTGAATACTTTACATAGATTTCAGATTCAGAATGTAAGTTGATCATCTGATCACGATTAAATAATCGCATGGGTTTAAGTTTTATAGGTTGTGTTGGTATTTTAATTTGATCGACATTGTAAGGTTCTAATATCTTAGCAACATCACCACCCTTGTATTTAATAAGATCAATAATGCCACCGCCTTGATCTGCTTCGTGATCGTACCATGAAGCAGACTCAAGATTTAAAACTAATGATCCTTTGCGACCCCACCGCCACTCATCGCCTTTTTTAGATGTTGGTTCTCCTAAAAGTTCAATGGCTATGGGTTGAGCAATCTCTACCCAATCCACAACTAAAAGGGTATTTCATCATCTATGATTCCACCTTCTATAGCAGAAGGCTCTACAGATGCACTAGAAGATGATTCTGTGAGAGTGGGGTCAGATGAGTTACCATCCTCTAGTGCAAAACTAGGCAGAACAAAACCTTCGGCTCTGTCCTTAAATCCGACTAATTCAAATTCAGGAATTCTGGAAGTGCCTTTACCTATCTTTTGTTGCTCTGAACCTGTGTATTTAACTATCGGCAGTTTGTCTAAGTTTTCTGTAAGTTGTGCTTGTTCATAAAACATAGAACACATTTTTCTAAAACCTTCGTATTCACCCCAAGTAAAACTTTGCCACACTACAGCACGACCTAAATCAAAGTTCTGGGTATCGCTTATAAATTTTGGGTATAACCAAGCTGAAAAAGCATTTTTATAATCTTCGTTAGGTTTTGGAATAGGTTTATGCAAATCGTCTTGCCAAACATAGTTGTAATCTCCATTGTACATACCCCAACCAAGTTTAATTGTTGCAGTATCGACTTGAAAATAATTGGCATCGATTTTTTCTTTGCCTACTTTCCAACCACCTTCATCAAAGATGTGTTTTAAATAATTGCTGACTTCAGAATCAACAATGTCAAAAGGGTTACTCATATTTGTCTCCTATAAGTTTTTCAAAAGAATTATTTAATTGGTCAAAATAAATCTTTACATACTCCTCTAATTCATAGGGAGTTCTGTTCTGCTTTATCTGAACCACCTGATACATCTGGTGCATATTGATACAAAAAATTTCAAAAGAAACATCATCTTCGTGATGATCTTTGCCATTGGTTTTTTGATTCATAATGATCTCCTAAATATATGTGAAACAAATACTGCACTTTTTTTATTTAATAATCAATACAACAAATAGTTGCAACAACTGTAAAAATCATTAAGATAAACAGGGTAAGGAAATTATTTCTTACATAACTAAGGAGAAAACAATGAATGAAGAAACTGTAATTAGAACTTTCCGACAGGAAGTTACTCTGGTTGTAGAAACAACAAAAGATGGTGGATTTTGTGAATATTCTTTACAAGACCTGATCAATGATCCTGACTACTTTGCTGAAGGTTTGCAAAAAGGTTGGATTGAAATGTCGGTTGAAGCACCTAATGGTACTGCAATCAAAATTGACGAAAGGGAAGCAGAATAATCTGCTTCCTTTTTTTAGGAGAAAATTATGCTACATAGAGAAGTGAGAAATTACAAAGGCTACCAAATCATCATTGAATTTTATGGTAAGTCACCAATGTCAAAAAACAGCAGAAACTATTTTGTTGAAGATAAAGATGGTAACAGAGTCAGACATTTCAGATCGACTATGTTCAAAACTTTATGGGAAGCAAAAGCAGTTATTGATCTAAAAACTAACTAAGGAGAAAACAATGACTAAACATACACCTTTTACAGCAGAAGAAAGATCAAAGCAAAAACGCAAACTTCGTTCAGCTTTTTTCAAATTAGAACAGCAAATTGTTGGTGGTGCTTCATATCGACAACATGAAAAACTAGGTACAGTTGATCTCATGTGGGATGCAAAAATCGCAGCTTTAGATGAAGCAATTGAAGCAATTTGTACACCTTACAAAGAATATCTAAAAACAGGAGAAAACAATGACAATTGATGAAATGAAACGAAGGCTCAATGCTGATTACTACGATATGACTACTGAAGAAATCAACAGAGAGATAACCAAGATCAACAAACTAGAACGAAAATCAAAACGACAAAGGAGAAAACAATGAAAGACTTTTTTTCAGAATACTTAGACTACCTTTGTGAATTGCATGGTGAAGATTTCAGAGCCATGCGACTTACACAAGTCAAAGCTATATTACCTGTGCATCAATGGCTGATTCTGCACGATGCACTTAAATACAACAAAAAACCACAGGTGCTACATTGAAAATAGAAAAGAACATACCTTTGAAAAAGAAAGGTGGCTGGGGTATCAAAACCAATCTAATCAACTCTATGGATATAGATGATTCGTTTGTGGTTGATACAGAAGATGAAACCAGAGTCTATCGCCAGTTGTTTTATCGTCACAACAAGAAGTGCAAGATCAGACAATTAGACGATGGCACTTTTAGAATATGGAGAAGCCAATGACACAATTCAAAGATAAAGTGCAAAGACAAGAAATACTTTTACTCGCTGAAGAATGGGCAAAAGGTATTAACTGGATGGGTAATTTTGATCTGGATAAACAACACCTAGATTTTAACTATCCGCAAAAAAGACAATTAGGGCATTGCCATGTAACTGCTTATAACTCAGGTGTTTACAAAACCGAGAATCTAAAGACTGGTGAAATAAACTACTTTGGTGAGAACTTATCAGGCGATGCACTCATAGATAAATATATGTTCGGACAATAGGAGAAAACAATGAAACTTAGAGAACCACAAGAAGCACTAGGTAAGCTGACACCAGACCATGAAATGTCTTGTAGCTTGATATCAGCTTTATGGCATGAAAACCCATATCAGAACCTAAATGAAGTGCTTGAAAACTGTCACAAGGCATTAAAGGGGCAAAACATTCGTTCTGAGCCAAATCTTTTAATGGAAGTAGGTAACATCATGGAGAAGCCTTTAATCGCCTTAGCGGCTAAAAGAATAGGTCTTTTTGATTACCATGACGAAATTCATAAGCCTGTACGCCATAGGCACATAGCTTTAAATGGCTCTATAGATGCCATAGGCGTTGCAGACGGCATAGATATCGTTACTAATCCAGATAAGTCTTTTTATGTACCAGAAGGCGATTATGTACGCTTGGAAGGCAAAGGCATACTTGAGATCAAGGCTACTGGTGCTAGACCAGAAAACCC